AGGCATCAGCAACGCAAACACAATCACAAATAGTATCAGGACAAAAACGTAGCCAAGCGGCCCCGATGATGAAGACTGATTATCCACATTAGGCAGATCAGGTAAGCGGCCACGAAAAGAACCAGCACCGTTTCCAGTGCTCTGTCCGCTATTTGATTTTTTAATCTTTGTCGCCGCCATGCTTTTACCCGCTTTTCGTGCAATTCACGCGCCGCTTGTTCCGATTTCTGATCCAGCAAGCGCTGGTATTCTTCCACAATGTCGTGCCAGAGATCGGGCATTCCCATCTCCCAGCGCACCATTTTCTCCAAATCGGCGTAGAACTGCTTGGTCTGGCGCAAATACATGACATTATCTATGGCTTGTGTGGCTAGGTCGTCTTTGACTCCTTCTTCACGTTGGGCTTGCGCCTTCTCATGGCTGGCTTCAAGTTCGGCGTGGCCTTTAAAGAAACTGGACAGGGCGCCGCCGACTTCGCTGGTGATCTTGGACAGGTCGTTGCCCGTCTTTTTTAGGTCTTGGTAGACCGATATGCACCCCTTTATGCCTTCGTAGGCGCTTTTGCACAGGGCAAAAGCCGTGATGGGATCCATTTCATTTGTCAGCCTTGTTGTCGAGCTTGTCGAAAATCTTGCCCAACATCTCGCGGATGTCGCGGATGTCGGCTTTGTAGTCGTCTTTGCTTATGTAGCTATGCGGCATGTTGCGCACGTCGCCGTCCAGCCGGTCGATGGCGATGTAGATGCGGTTGAGCGTCCACCCGCCGAAGAACCCGGCAATGGCCACGGCAATGTTGAAGAGCACTTGGTAGTCCATCATTCGGCTAAGTTGTTTTGGTTGTCAGGGGCCAAAGCGTTACGTTTAGCTGCGCGGGTTTTTGGGCCTTGGATGCCAGACGACACGGGGCGCGGCGCACTCAGACGCTCTTCAAGCGCTGCCAGCACGTCAAGCATCTGATCGCGCTTGATAGCCGCATCGCGCTTGGCTTGCTCGCCTGCCACGCGCTTGGAGATGTCGTCAAACATCGCGGCCTTTTCACGGGCTTTGGCGACGGTTTCCTCAATCCACTTGCGATCCATCATCTTCTGAGCGATGGCCTTGTCGGTGAGCGATTTGAAGCCTGGGGCCACTTCAGCAAAGTCAACCTTGGCCTTGTCCCATGCAACCTTTTCGGTTGCGGTCAAGTCAAACAATTTGCCTTCGGTAACTTTTTTGGCCGCGTCATCGAGCGCCGACAGCTTTTGGAATGTCTCAGGCGTCGCGCCTTTGATGCCTTGGCTGGCCTCGCGATAACGCCCAGTGATGGGGTCAAAATCAAGAATGACTTCGCCAGTAGCGGGTTTTGGCTTTGGCGCTGCGGCTGCTTGTTCTGCCTCAACACGTTGCCTAAAACCGTAATCCAAAATATCTTCTTTGCGTAGCCGATTCATTTGTACTTCAGCCAAAGGGGGCACTTCGGAAGAATAGCCTAGCAAACGATTAGCAGGCATGTTTGACACCGGCGCAGGCGCAGCAGGAGAAACAACCGTAAAGTTTTGCGGGCCTGCCGCGCCTTGCATGGTTTGCTGAAGTTGGCCGGTGTATTGCTGTAGTCGGTTAATTTGCGCCGTAATGAATTGACGTTCTGCGTCATCGCCTGCGCGTCGCAATTCGCCTTCAAGGCTGGCAATTTTTGTTTGCGCTGCATTTAACTGTTGCCCCAACGCGGCAGCGTCAGCCGCAGGCGCAACAGCAGTAGCAAGCTGATTAACCGGAAGGCGAAAATCTTGCAGTTGTAAACCTGCTTGATATCCTGGCGAAGCGATACGTCGAGCGGCAATGTTTTGGCCTACGATCCCAGTGCCCGCACCTAATACAGACCCAATAGCAGCGCCCGTGTAGCCCCCGCCTAATTGATACCCCGCCAATCCACCAAGTGTGCCCATCGCGCCCGTGCGGCCAATTTTAGCGGCGATTGTCCAAGGCGATGCCGCTTTGGTTGTAAAGGCTTCAGGAAAGTTACCGGCGACGCGCCCTAACGCTGCAATATCGCCGGTCAGCCCGTTGTCTTTAGCAGTAATGCGCGCCAACTTTCCAACGTCTGTTATGCCGGTATTGAAATCAGTTGCAGCTTCGTACGCATAAGAGCGCGCCATTTTTTGGCGCGCATCGCGGTATTGCTCAAGCAGCTTTGGGTTAGAAATACTGTTGTCAATCATTGACTCAAGTTCAGTTGCTACTTTAAGATTAGTGTCCGCAATATCTAACGCTTCAATAGTTGCAGATTTATTGTTGTATGTTTTTCTTGCACGCTCACGCAAAACGCTGACGTTTTTTAAAACTTGATCACCTGTCAAACCAGTTTGCGTTTTTGATATTGCGCTATCAACAATCCTACCAATTGCAGGTGCGTATTCGTTAGCGCCAATAATATCCAAGTCAGCACGCAACGCTTCTAAGCGTTGAATCATTGCATCATCAGCTTGTTGTATCGGCAGTTTTTTTACTTCTTCGTATGGCGCGGCCACATTGGCGCGCGCTTCTTTAAACGCAGCGGAACCATTAAATTGCGATGTTGGCGGTAAATCAAGGTCATTCAAAACTACATTGCGCACCGTGCTTTTATTAGCCTTTGCAATGGCTTTTGGGCCTTGTTCGCCGGCAAATAAAGACGTGGCTTTTGGGCCAATAGTAGGTTGAATTTCGGTTGGATTAAGCGCAATTTTCAAACGCTGCGCGTCAGCAATTGCGTCAATTTGTGGGCCTCTAGCGTAGTCTTCCAAAGACATGCGTTCGCGCCTTGCTTGAATTTGTTTTTCAAACGGCATTTTGGCGGCAACAACCGCTTTTTCAACGACAGGTGCAGCAACCTCTGTAATAGCTTTAGCCACTGGCGGCACAACTTTGGGCGCAGTTAGCGACAACGTTGCCATTGCGCTTTCAACATCGCCAACAGGCATGCCTGTTTTTTCAGATATAAATTTTGCGCCTTTTTGAAAGTTTTGGCCAATAAAGTCCATTACTTGACGGCCAGCTTCTTGTTGATACTCCGGTGTTTCAGTAACACCAAACGCTTTGCCAAATGGTTTATCTATCGCGCTTACAAGGTTTTGTGTGATGGCTTTTGCTTCTTCTTCAGACCGACCCACACGCGCAAAAGGATACGCTAAGTACTGCACCGCGCCGGGGATAACGCCGCCCAAAGTTACATCGGCCAATGACGCTGCTGTGCGGCCAAATTGCGTGGCTTTATCAGGTGCGCGGCGTGGGCCAGGAACACCATTTGATCCGACACCGCTAATTTCAAAGTAAGGCGGCGCGGTTTCCGCTTGAACTGCAAACGCTGCAAATGGGTTTTCAGCCGGCGCGGCAAATTCGGCAAAAGGATTGGTGGCCATTTATCTGCCTCCTCTAGCGCGTTTTGCTGCCCCGGCCCCAAATATTGCGTCAAATTGGGCGTCAGTGCCTTTGCCAGCTTTAAGCGCATCAATTGCGCCTTGAGGTATGGCTGGCGCCGGTGCTGCGCCTTGACCAGGAATTAAATCTGCGCCAGATGGTCTAGCACTAGGTATGTTAATTTGAGGTTTGTACGGAAATTTAACGCCGCGCGATTCTGCGTCGGTAACTTCAGCGTTATACGCATTGACTTTGTCTTTGAGGATACCACCAAACGCATCCAAGACGCGAGGTAAAGCGCTTGGGTCAGTGCCCAAGTTACCAATTGCATCTTGCAAAACTTGCTGTTGAGCCTGCGTAGGCTGCGCATCCAACTTACGCAAATTCTCAATAACGCCATTAAACAATCGTGAACGTAGCACAGTTGCGTCTTCAATACCTTGCGTATCAATTGACGTACCCAAACGATTGTTAAGAAAACTAGCGGCCTTAAGCAATGGCTCGCCGCCCGGCCCCATAAATCCTTTGGCAGATGGAATAAGTTTTTTGGCGTCTTCCATGTTGCTCAACACGGAAGGTGCATTTTTAAGCGTGTTGTACGTTACCCGCGCCTCTTTCATAAACTCTTTTTGAGCTTCTTCACTGGCGGGGATTTGCGTGTTCACATTCGTTACCTGACGCGCCGCGCCTGCGATAGGTTTAATTTGCATGAAGTCGGTGAACGAGCCCTTAAACCCTTGGTTCTTTTTGGCGTATTCGTACTCTTTGATGTCATTGGTTTCGGGGGGCGCTTCGTACACAACGCCGCCTGTATCGCTAACTAAACGACCGTTGACAGTGTGAAGAACAGGCCGTCTAGCGGCCAACGCAATATCCGCGTCCATGGCCCTGGCAGCGGCAATCGCTTGAGGCGTGCCCATGGCCAAAAGAGCGTCACGTTTAGCTCGCAAATTACTTACGTCTGGCACAGCCAAAGCATTTGCAACTGGCGCAGGCGCGGCGGGTGCAGGTGCAAGTCGATTGACAGGCTCAGGGGTCATGCCAAACGTACCAGAGCCCAACGCGCCAGCTTGCATGGGTGCAGTCATCGCGTTGGCAACAGGCGCAACAGGCGTTGGTGTTTTACCCATACCCATAATATTTGCAAATTGTGCGCGCTCATCCAACTTTTGACGCAAGCCAACGCCAAACTCAACAAACTTGGGATTGCCTGATTTAAGGTAAGCGTCAGCAATTTGGCCCAGATCAGCCGGGCCGCCATGCTCTACAGCTTTGGCTTGGATTTGTTGAAGCGTTGCTTCATCGCGGCGCATCTGATCAAGCTGCATCTGGCTAACTTGATTTTGATTTTGCAACGATTGAATCTGCGCAACTTGAGCGTACTGGGCCAACGGGTTGGCCACTTCAATGCCTCGGACGCCTAGCGCAATGTTTGGATCAAGTGCCATAATTTATTCCTTAAGGGACTGCGTATTGACCAAATCCTTGGTCGCTATACCCATACGATGGGCCCATTTGCGCGGCATTACCGGCAACGCTATATCCCGGCATAGTGCCTCTAATTGCATTGACCAAGTTGTTGCCTTGGTTGTAATTTAAATATGTGCTCAAACCGCCGGTCAAAGCGTTAGCTTGGCCAACTTGACCCGCAGCGGTTGCGGCTGCGCCTGACGTCATTAGGTTGCCCATATTAGTGGCTGCGTTTTGCCCGGCAGTACCAATTTGATTTGTGGCAGTTTGGCCAACGCCTGCAAGAGCCGCCAGACGGTTGTAGCCTGTAGCTTCACGCGCTACGTTGGCGTTGTAGCCCGTCAGCGCCCGGTTGTAAGCGTTTTGGTATTCCTGACTACCCAAGTCTTGGCCAAACCGTTGCGCGGCCTTTAACGCCCCGCCAGAGATCAAACCACCTCTAGCAGCAGCGTTTCGATCCAATGCCTTTTGGCCTTCCGACAATCGGAACGCATAGCCAGGGTCTTGACCTAAATCAACTTGGCCCGTAAACGCGGCGGGCATATTGCCGTATTGTTGCTGCATTTGACCTAGCGCATTAACGCCTGCTTGGCGAAACGGCTCTTGCAACGCCGCTTGTTCTCTAAACATTTGCAGTTGCGCATCAGACGCGCGGCTGGCGGCGTCTGCCTGAGTGCTGGCCGCGCTACGCGAAGCACTGCCGCCCAGTAGTGCGCCACCAAAAATTGCGGCGGGTAACATCCAAGCCATATTAAACTCCTTCGCTTAAAAGCTGTGCAATTTTATGCACTTGTCGATTGTCCACAGGTGCAACAATCACGTCATCAATTTCATCTTCATCGGTGCAATCAGTTGCATGAATGCAATACCAAACAACATCTGTCAAAGAACGAATGCCATGGTGCTTACCCGCCTTAATGGTTATGCAAGCCGGGGCGTGCATCACGGTAGATTCACCATCGACAATCAACTCAACTGAGCCTTTAGCCAGCACCGACAAATGGTCAAACTTGTGCGTATGCTGAACCAACCATTTGTCGGCGGGAATAAATGTTTCCTTGGCGTAAACGCCGCCGCCAAAATGATGCTGGATGTCAGGCTCAATAAACTTCATTAAGTCACCTCACGGCCACTGACGCGCATGTTGATGGAAGTGGCAGTGCCTGCAATAGTACTGATGAAGTCACCCACACCCAGCACTTGGCCCACCAACTCGGGGAAAGTATAGACCTCAGACGCTTGGAGCGTCTTGGTCTTGGTGATCAAGTTTAGATTGCCAGCAGACCCGGTTACAGTGACCAAGTTGACGCTAATGGTCGCAGCGGTTGCGCTGTAGTTGGTTGCGGTAAATTTGTCGATGATGGCCGTGACGCCAGTAGCTGTGTACTGGGTTGTTTGGCTGGCCTCGACGATCTTGGCCGGTACAAGGACTTTGACGGTGACTGTCATAATTTACTCCAAGAGCAGGTTGTTGTTAGCGGCTTGTTGCATGATGACCCAATTGGTGCCGTCAGACACCATTGTCGCCCAATTTCCTACAACTGCCAAGAGGATTGCTGTGCCAGCAGACGTGCTGTCAATGGGCACAACGTTGCTTGACGCAGACACTAAAGTCTGAGCCTGCATGTTCTTAAAAATCAATGTGCGTCCAATGTAAGACGCAGCAGACGGCAAAGTCACCGTGCAGGTCGAACCTGTCTTATTGTTGATCAGCCACAAATCGGTGGCTGCAACGGTGAAGTCAGCGGTTTTGGTGACCGGCGCCGACACGGCTTGCTTGCCGTTAAAGGTGTTCCAGTCGGTGCTGGTCAAATAGCCATTGGTCGTGGTGTTGGCCGCAGGCATACTGATGTCAGGAATTGTGCCGCCAGACGACACAACCGGCGCCGTAGCCGTCACCGCAGTCACGGTTCCTTGGGCCGGAGGTGGCAACAGATTGAGCGCATCGATCTGCTTTTGCATCTCCGCAATTTGAGATACCAAGGTTGAACAGCAGTCGGTCAATATGTCAGGAACGGGTAAGTTAACAACCGGCGGTAGCGTTTGCAACTCTTGATTGACCGCACGAAGTGCGGCGTCATACGCCGCAATCAACGACTCTGGGCTGGGGCCAACATCTGAATTATCGTAAACGGTCGTGGCTGCGTTGAGCAACGACAGAAAAAACAAGTACCATGCCCGGTCAATCAACCCGGTGCGCGGGTCAATCAACGGCACCCTGGGGGGTGTAATCGGCGTGGGCGTTGCGTTTGGGCTAGGCATTGGTCGGGCTCAAAATCAATTCAGCCCCCATGATCGCTATCTTGTTGGGGTCGGTCATAGACAACTCATAGACGCGATCTCGCAGCTTGAGCGTCATGCCCAGCCGGCGGTAAAAGGCGCGCTGGTAATACGCGCCAATCTTGCCGATAGGTGTCCAGTGTTCGTTTGACCACGTATGGCCGCCATCATCGCTCCAGCGTAGCATAAGCATTGGGTCGCTGCCTTGGCCTAAATTCAAGCCAACGCCGGTTTCTAGGTCGATCTGGAGGCTGTGGTGGGCCGTGCGCTTAAGGTTGTTTTGGCCAGTGGGCAGCGCCCGCCAGGTGCGCAGCCACTTTTGAATTTGGCCGTTGTCGGCGTACACGTCAAGGTCAAAGGCGTAAATGTTGCCGTTTTCAAAATCGCCAACGACAATTTTGTTGTTGAACGCCATTTGGCAGTTGCTACGGTGCCGGGTAAACGCGCCGTCAACAAAACCCGCGCGCTCATGCCAGGCTTGGGTGGCCGCGTCGTACACCCAAGTGGTGTTGGCCGAAGGGAAGATCAGCACGTAAAAGCTGTGGCCATCCTGTTGATAAGTGTACGCAATGGCGTCCGACATGTCAGTGTACTGCTGGATGTGCCATTCAACCGCGTGGGTCGAAATGCGTTGGCCTTGGTACCCGTTGGCCCGGTAAACAATACCTTGGCCCCGGCGATCCCGGCCCAGCCAAAAAAGGCCATTGTCCATTTTGGCGATGGAGTAGGGGGCCGCGCAACCAAGCTCGTTGAACGCGCCTTGAATGCGTTGCAGGGGAAAGTCTGTAGCGCCTGAGTCGTACCAGACCTCAATGGAGTTTGTGCCAAAAGCCCAAACCTCGCGGAAGTTGGACACCACAGCCAGCAAGCCATCAGGCGAGCCTTCAGTGCTGGCAAACTCAAGCGGGTCAATAGACGTGCCGTCCAAAAGGGCAGTCACCCACATCTTTTGGCTATTGGGCTCGTTAAATACGAAATAGCCGTCCAAATAACAGACTGTCACCGCGCCAGGGAAATCAGGGTCTGTAATTTGGCCAAAAGCGTTGGTGGTGGCGTTGTAAATGTAACTGGGCCCGTTGGCTGCAATGAACAGTTGCGTGCCGTTGTCGGCCATGCTAACTGGCCCAGTGCCCGCCACGGTGCCGATCAGTGTGGGCACGTAGGCGTTGTTAATCTTGTAAAGCTCGGTGCCCGACACCACAAAACCCACGCCGTCGTCAGATGAAAACGCCCACAATCCACGAACCGGGCCGTTGCCTACCGCCGACAAAAGCGACAAGCCTGGGCAACGCTGCAAGAATGCAGGCTCTTTACCGCCCTCGGGTATGACTTCTGGAAACAAGTTGACCATACGGGCATCCGCAGCGTTGACGCTGCGGGCCACGTAGGTCGAGCCAAGGATAGGCGTTTTCATCAGTAATTGCCGGCATAGATGTTAAAGCGCTGGCGAGTTGCCACAATGGCATAGGGCATTGACATGATGTCGTCAGGGTTGTTGATGCGCTTCAAATTACGCTTGCTGGTCATGGCTATGCGCTGCACCTGGGGGCTGGGCTCAACGCCAAACTCAGGCGCAAATTCCATGGCCAAGTTGTACGTAAAAGCGCGTAGATACCCCGGCGGGAACAATATGTTGGTCGCCAGATTTGCGGGCTGATCCAATTCTTCAACTGAAATAAAGTGCCATTCCAAGTCCCGTGTGGGCTTGGGGTAGATGTACATATCAACATCAGGGTACGTCATGTTGATAAACAAGACCTGCGGATACGTGGACGTCACCGTTTTAACAGCAATACCATCATACTGCTGTTGGTTGATCATTTTTATGCCAAAACTGACATTGGTGCCTGGATCACGATAGTAAGTAGCGTCGTCCAACAATATTGGCCGGTTACCTACAAAGTTACCGGTTGGGCCAAGGGTGCGGTTGATGAATCCAGCAGGCCAAGTAAATACCTGATCTTGGGTACTGAACACAGCCAGACGCTCAGTGTTCCAAGAGTCGATCATCTGGTTGAGCGCCATCAGCGCATCTTGAGACACTGACGCGGAAGGGGTTTCGCCTTCGGCCAGCACGCCCAGCAGCCGCAGCGCCCGGTTGATCTGATCGGCAGCAGAGTAGGTGGCCATCTTTACGCTCCTTGTTCGACCGCCTCAACAGTTGGACGGCCACGTCTACGTTTTACTTCCTGTGGAGCCGCCTCTTCAACAACATCAGGCGTGTCAAGAGTATAGCGTGTCCAGCCATTTTTTTCGTCTTCTACAGCTTCAAGTTCCATCGTTGCAACTTTGGCGCCGTGGACTTCATGCAACATGTAAATAACTGGCATAAAAAGACGGGGGTGACTAGCCCCCTAGTTGGTTTAGCTTGCGCCGTGAATAATCGAAAAATTGATGATGACAGCTTCTGAGTAAGAAGTAGCAGCAGTCAAGTTTCGCAACGTGATCAAAGCAGAACCCGCAGCCAGATACGAAACGTAAGTGGTGTACGCACCAAGTGCGCTGCCCGTAGTATTGCTGGAAACGTTCACAATGATCGTGTCATTGATTGAAATCAATGAGTTGGTCAAAACAAACGAAACCGCAGCGCCAGCAGCCAAAGCTGCGCCGTTCATTGTGATGCGGCCGGCGCTGTTGTTTAGCGTCACGCCGGTTGATTTGCTGGTCAACTGCGTTACCGCACCTTGGGCTGCTGCGCTGTAACCAATTTCTTGGCTTGCGTAACAGGTAATAAATTCGGGGTCGCTATACGCAACGCCTACTGCTTGTGTATTTGGCATGATTTTTTCCTTTAAAAACGGGGGCCGAAACCCCCATTAAGTTTTAACCAACGCGATACAAAGACCAAGCGGCGTCGCCAGTTCTGACTGCGCGGTAGGTTTGGGCGGTGCCAGCGGTGGTAACGGTCATCAAGCCTTGTGTGCCAGATGAACCAATTGTCCAGCCGGTATTGGTAGTGATGGTGATCACGCCGCTGCCAGAACCGTTGGTGTTAATTACCGTGAAGTCAAAACAGCTATTGTTTTTAGCACTAGGGACGGCTGCGTCCAGATCAGTGCATAAAGGCAAAGTGTATGCGGCTGCGGTAGTGGTGGGAGTACCCAAAAGAATACCGTTCAGAATTTGGGCAGTTGTCAGTGTTGCAGTGACAGTTGCCGTTGCTGGGGTAGCTTGGGTGCGGATTTGAACTTCTGTCAGGTTGCCGTCACCAACTTGGTAACCGCCTGCGCCATTAGGAAGAGTAGCCATGATAGATTTCTTTCAAAAAAAATGTTACGAATCAACCCCAGATGCGGCAAGCCATCTGTGGACGAATGGTGGAAAAACCGTACAAGACATCGATACGACACGGCATCCGGTCGTTGTTAATATCGTACTGCCGAACCACACGCAAGCTGATGCCATTGTGGACGGCGCGAGCAGCCATATCGACTCCCTGCGGCAGCAAGAGATCAGCCGTCGCAAACGAAATTGCGTCCTTGTGGTAGACCAAGTTCTGGGGGTACTGGGTTGAAGCAGCACCCACAAACACCACAGCTGCGGAGTTAGCAGGCAGAGTCAACATAGTAGCTAGAGCGTGAGCTGCTGAGTACATCGGAGCCACGGTTACGGTAGCAGTGGTGCTGGTGGTCGAGGACGCCAAGGCCACAAATTGGAACAACGAACCAGTGGATTCACGGGTTTGTGGGTTCACAGCGTAAACGCCAGCAATCGTGAACACGTCACCAACGGTGATGGTTTCACTAGAGCCAACAGTCAACGTCAGCGTGGAAGCGCCTTCAGAAGTCACGGCAGCACCAGTGGTGGCACCAGTAGCCGCACGGGTGCCGGTGGTGTGCTGCTTGATTGACTGAGACATGTTAATCTCGTCAAAACCCAACACGCCCATGCCCATCATGCCGTTTTTGAATTGGCGGCTGATGGTGTCGGTGGGGTTGAACAGACCTTTCATGCCTTCAACCAAACCAGCGTTAGCGGCGGGGTTGACGGTGGCATAACGGGGGTTCATCACAGCGGCGTTCTCGTTCAGCTTCTGCTGGGCTTGCAACAGCACCAAAGAAGTAGACGGAGTGGTGCCAGGCGTGCCCACGGTGTTACCGATGCTCTTATACGCATTGGCGACGTCAGCATCGATGGAACTGGCCAACTGGCTAATACGTGGCTTCAACACACGCTCTGCGAAGTCATCCAATTGCATGGTCAATTCGGCAGATGTGAAGTTCACGCCGATGTGCTTTTGGGTTGACACGGTCAAGGTGGTGAACTGCTCGTTGTCGTCTTGAACTTGCAAGGCGGCACCGTCGGTCACCAAAGCGCGGTCAGGCAGGCGAATACGCAGGGTTGAACCAATCTTGGCACCTTCAACAGCAAAGCTGTCGTCGTACTGACGGTTCACGTTACGGGTCAACACAAGGTTGTTTTCGAGAATCTCAAGCGCTTTGCGCGTGATCATGTCGATGGTTAAGATACTGTTAGCCATGGAAAAAATCCTTTAAAAATTTAGCGGGTTGCCTGCATCTTTTTCATCTGTCGAGCTCTTTCGGCTTCAATCCACTCTGAGGCACTCATGGTCTTGGTAGACCGTGGGTCAGTGGTGTCATAAGCCGGCGCTCCAGAGGAGCGAGCCGTCACGGGAGAAATCGGTGCTGGCGCAGACGTTGTTTTCTTGACCGGGGGCGCTGAAACCAATTTGGCCTCAATTTTCCCAATCTCTTTCGCCTGGCTCAAGGGCGTCATGCGTGAGATACGTTCCGCTTCTTTAGGGTTAGACCCGAGGTAGTACGCTAACTCAGGGCCAATCTCCGAAGACTGAATCGTTTCAGCCATCACGTTCGTAACTGGAAGTTTGGGGTTGTAGGCGACTTGTTCAAAGTCGTCGTATTTACTCCGCGCTTCTTCCTCAAGATCGTGGTAGCTCTCAAGAACTTGCGACTGCTGCCTGGCTTGGTCACGCTTGGCGATCAGCTCTTCTGCCTTTTGATAAGCCAATGCTTCCGCGTAGGCTTCGGGGCTTTCAAACTGGTCAACAGACGTGGCGGCTGGCGCTTTTACAATTTGCGTTTCCGCAGACCGTTGCGCTTGTTCTCGTTCCCACTTACGTTGCTCTCTTGCAAGGCGTTTGCCAATGGCTGCATCTAGTTCTTCTTGGGTAAAAACCCTAGAAGGTTCTTTCTGCTCATCAGCGACTACCGGCGTACTTTCAACAGTTTCAGGAGTGGCCGTCACTTCCGTTGCTGGCGCGGAGTCAACTTCCGCTAGGTTTTGTTGGACTTCTTCAGTCATTTCAATGAATCCTAAGATTCCCCGGTGAACCTCGCCGGTAAGGGTTTGTCAGCATTATGCTGGAATTTGTGTTTCTTGCATAGCCCGATACGCCGCAACAACTTCTGATGTATGCACAGCAGAGCAAATGGCTTGAACTTCGGCATCCTCAGTGCTGTAATCGTCCCCTGGAACAATTACATGACGGTGGAATGTGCTGCTGATTTGCTTGCCATTTTCCATGATAAATGTACAAGCGCGGACTTGAACGCAACCATTTTTTACGGTTTCAATCAAATCAACAATAGTTTGTTTTTCAATTGTCATTTTTAATCCTTACGTTAAATACGTAACAGTCAAATTTACCGTCAAAGTGCTAAAATATGAATTTGGAATTGCAGCAGTTGTATTTGTCGTTCCTTTTAATAAATATATAAAACTTGAGCTTGCAAACATATACGAAAAAACATTATCTGCCAATACTCCAGATGACCCAATTACAGAACCTTGAGAAGTAAAAGATGCGTTTGTGGCATAGGGAACACCGCCTATAGTGCAATTACTTGCGCTTGCAGTAATTGGAAAAGTAAACGTTGCGTTTAAAGTTACCAAGCGACCGATTTTAGTGTACGCACCTGTTGCGCTTGAAAAAGTAATTCCATTTCCTACAGGTGTCCAAGTACCTTCTTCGTAATCGTTAAACAATTCACTTGTGCCTGTGCCCGGTGTGGCAGAAAAATCAATACCTTGACCATTTGCAACAATAACACTGCCGGTGGTCAAAGTAAGTTGGGTTGCGCTAATTGCACGGCCCGCTGTTAAATCAGATACTGCAACTTTTACAGTAGTACCTGATTGAACGATTGGCAGTACTTCCGTACCCGCAAGCGGGGTAGTTGCGGAAGTTAGCGCAGATATTTTTTTATCAGCCATGATAATTCCTTGTTTTCAATTATTCAACATCAAGCATGTCCATTCTCAAACGTGAGAATCTGACAACGCCGACAGAGCTTCCAAGCCTTGCGTACAAAGCATCCATTGCACCCAAGGCCATCACAAAAGAAAATTGTTTCCAAGTTGTGTTGGTTACAGCCACTGTGAACCTAGGCTCCGCGTCATCGCCGGGAAAGTCATAAAACAACGAAAGATACCCGGCATCGCCCGCAGTGTCAGCTTTAGCGTAAAAACTAACTCTCACCATTTTGTCGGCAAACAAATTTAAGGACGCAGCGTTTACATTTATTTCAGCATACTCACCAACATATGTGCGAATAGAAGTCCAGTACGCATACGTGGCGGTAGAACTTTTTGATATGCCCGTGCCACCAGAAATTGTTACTGAAATGTTGTTGCCAGTGTAAACGCCTGAGGCCCAAGCGCTGTCTAGCATTGTGTCAATGGATTGTGTAATTAGATTATCAACTTTCGCATCGACAATGTTGTATCCAACGCGCCTTGCTGCTGGGTCTGAGGTCGGAAAAAATTGATAGTTTGGGCAACCAACGCCTTTGTTAAACCCAAAAGTGTTGGATGCGTTGTTGTCGCCATATTCAAGAGATGTGCCGCCCGTGTATTTAACGCACCCAAGGGTGTGTGTGTTTGTGCCATCCGTTACGTTGTCACGAATTACGCAATCGTAAATAAAAGCGCAAGAAACACCCGCTTGGTAAGCCAAATCACTTGTGTAACCAATGTCTGTAATTGTGTTGTTTGCAACCACGGCCCTTGTTGCGTTGTTTAGCGCAATACCCGCAGCCAAGATTGGGCCAACAATTATGTTGCCTGTAATGGTAATATTGCGGGGGTAGTCCGATTCAACAACAGCCGCAGGATCAAGAACCCATGCAGAACCGTTGTAGTGGTAATCAGCACCGCACAAAATTCCGCTGTCGCCGCTATGAAAAACAGAGTTTGCATCGATAGTGACGCTATTACAACCGCTATTGGCTTGAATTGATTCAAGACCAACAAAACCATAAATTACAACTGATTGGCCAACAGTTAAACCAGTTACCGTGACTTGGTAGCTTGTCGGTGTTGTTTGGGTAGTTCCTGTTACAACGCAAAACGCACCGTTGTTGTAAGCTGAAAAACGAGCGCAACTACGACCAGTTGTAAAAGTAAATGTTTGAGTAGTGGTTGCAGCAGACGCATAATTTTGCGAAAAGTATCGCTGTTTAATTATGTTATTTGCAATTGTTGTCGTTGTACTAAATCGGGTTTGAATACCAAATCCAGTATGCTCTTCAATAATGTTGTCAGTCACCAAAGTGTCTATGCAAGAGTTAATGACAAATGGTGTAATTTGTGTACCGCCTTCTTTGACCGTGCAACCAACAATTGAAGAAGATGAAGCGCTTGAAAGAAGTACGCAGTGCCCGTAAACGCCAGTAAAAATTACATTTCTTACATAAGTGTAATTTCCACCCAAAATACCGTAAAGGCAGTATGTTCCACTGTCAATTGAAATACCTTCAACAGTTGTATTGGTTGTTGTCAACAATGCTGCGGCAGCTACGCCAGAAGAACCTTTCAAAGTTCCAAAGCCATAGATGTAAGAGTTAGTTGCAGTCAATGGGCCGGTAAGATAAGTCCCTTGAGGAACATAAACTGGTGACCCAGTATTGATTGCAGCTTGAATGGCGGCAGTGTCGTTTGTAGTTCCATCGCCAACAGCACCAAAGTCTTTTACGCTAACAGTTTGACGTAACTTTGCTTGTACGGTCGTTGTTACCGCGCCGGTGCCGGCGGGTTGATAGATAACAGCTGCTGAATCAACGCCGCCAAGAACATTGTCGTAAGTACCAATTAAAACATTATCAGTCGTACTTAGGACAAATTTATAGGACACGCCTGTGGTCAACCATATTTCACCGCCAGGCACACGCCCTGCCGAATCTAAAATAATTGGGTTGGTGTGGGCCGTGTTACCGCTAGACGATGTATAGGTGGCCACCCGTGTGGTGGTGCCTGCCAAATAAGTGTCAAGTTTTCCACCAGACAGAATCACGCCGCTGTTGGTAAAGAATTGGGCCGCTGCGCCGCCCACGGGGGAGAGAAAGACGGCCATTTAGGTCACTCCAAAAGAATTTGTCCGCCGTCCTCTTGGACGAGGTTGTCATTGTTTTCACACAACAAATTACCAACAGACGCGCCTGTATCTAACGTGCCTGAAAAGAGCGACACAATGCCGCCTAGTCCAAGACCTACAGCGTTGCGAAGGGCAATTCCAAAACTCATTGTTTGTTAATCGGTTTGCAATACGCAATGCCGTCTGTGCCGCCAATTCGCAGCACACTGACGCGCCAAGGTGAACCGTTTGAGTTAAGTGTTAAAACAAACGGAATAGGCGTATATGCGGGTATGGGTGTGCTTGCGCTAGTGGCAACAGCACCAACGCCCACTTCAACATAGCAAGGCACATCGCACCAAACCAAAACGCCTTGAGGGCCAGCATTCCATGCGGTTGTATTGCCTGCACTTGCACCAGCAGTTGCGGTGTAAGCGGGAAAATCCGCTTTGCTCATTGGGTTTAGAAGTTCCATCATATTTCCTTACGCTAAAAAGCGGAGTTTGTACAAAGTGCGAAGATAAATCTCAATGATGTTGTCAATGAGTTGTTGCAACGACATATCGGTTCTATCCACCACCTCATACCGAGCATCTTCAATTTGTTTCAGTGAGTCTTCCAAAAACTCAATGATGTTAGCCGTCTTTTTGGCTGAATGCAAAGTAATTGGCCCCATCAGGCCGTGCCGGCCTTGATAGCTTTCAGCAAAATCATCGGCCGCATCAATAATGCGGTCGTAAAAAATGTTGAGCGCCACATGTTTGGCATAGCTGCGGGTGTTCAGATGAACGCTGTGCGCCACGTCCCGCGCCAAAAACAATAGGCCTAAAAAATCGCACGCTTTCATTGTGGCATCCCTTGTTGTTGAGGTGCATATTCAGCACTCTCAGGCATCATCTCATTTTGCTCCCGGCCAGGCATCTCGCCCACCAAGTCGCCTGATGTGATCATGCCGTGCACCGTGCCCATGACTATATCTTGAATTTGCTCAGGCGACATGCTGGCTTGCACCGTGGCAATGCGCTTGGTTTCGGCTTCGTATGCCTTAACCTGGGCCTCAAAGTCCTTGCGCTCTTGCTCTTGCATTTCAATGGATTTGCCCACGTTTTTAATCATCGTGTGCATTTGCTCCATTTCAGCGCCCATGGCTTGGATTTGTTGTTGAGCCGCTTGCAATGCCGGGTCATCTTCGCCGTCTGACAAGAATTTAGGGTCAATGGTTTTGGCAAAACGCTTGGACATTTCTTGAGCGCCTGGCCAGTCCATGTTCTTGACAAACAGGTCACCGGCCACAGCCCACAGTTGAGGATTGCCTTGCAACAGTTGTGCCATTGCCTCTAAAGCCTCTTGACGTTTGGTCGCGTAGCCTGGGCCAGTGATTGCCACCACGTCGTATTTGCCTACGCCGGGGTTGTAGATTTTCTCCATCACAACGCCGCGCTCGTCAACAATCTTGTTGACCGGCTGCTCTTGATCAGGGTTAATCTTGACCATTTTGGTCTCGCCATCTTCACCAATGATGCGAGCAATGCGCTGAGTATCATAAATCTTAGGGATCAAGTCCACCAACTGACGGGCCACATGGCGCACGCCACGGGCTAGGTTATCCCCGTAGTGATATGTACCCACGTCGCCTTCACGCTGGCGCGCAAGAATGGCTTTTCCGCTTCTTTCGTTAGACCCCATGCCCAAACTGGCGTTGTATTGACCTGTGGTGCTTTTGATGTCTTCAGACGCGCCTGCCTTGGCCTGCAATAGCCCGCTGGAGGCCATTGGAGGCTGTGCCCGCTGGGGTAGTGGCAAGACGGCCCCTTGGCCGTCTGTAACGTCTGGATTGATTTCCAAATACGGCCAGTTCTGCGTGTTGGCCGTTTTCCACTTGTCTTCATAGCCCTCAAATTGGCCGCCGTAACCAATAAACGGGGCTTTGGGTGCCAAGGCCAGCATTTCAGCTTCTTGGGACACCCAGTAGTTGTACATGCGCTGGGCATCTTTGGCGTTGCGCACCAGGCCCGACACGTACAAACGACCGTCCACCTCAAATTCATTGCCCACGATGCGGATCACGGGGATGTACTTGCCCGCCCACTCACGCTCTTCAAGGATTTCGTACCCGTTGATCTTGCAATATTTGACCTTTGGGCGGTCAGACTCGCGTGACTTTTTGGGTTTGCCGTAGATTGCGCGCAGTTGCTTGTCTTCTGGCGTACCCTCAAACGCCGTGGCGTTGCCGGGGTACAGGTTCAGCGTTGTGCGGTCAAAGTCGATGTAGTAGTAGTCCGCGATGCGGATCGTGTCTTCATTGAGCCAATTGCTGATTGACTGATCGCCCACACCCAAAGATTGCAAGGTTGTAATGGGCGACGCATCTGGGTACATCCGCTCAAACTCGGCCTTGGTCACGTCTTCAGTGACAAAGCACCACTTGGCATCTGCGCCGGTCGGGTCTTGGATCGTTGGATCCATGTAAACCGAAAAAGAATTGCGAACTCGGCCAATCTTGATGTCTTGGTCAAACGTGTTGTCGTCGCAATACTCGGTCAGCAGGCGAAGGTAACCTTCGCCGTAAGAAACTTGGTTTTC